TTACATGGAATGCAAGCGGATTTGGGGACACTCAAACACAAGTGATTTGGGGCGGAATTGCAGAATGGATGGGAAAAGCCGCAGCGGATGCAGAAACAGTTGACGCGCTTAAGGAATTTAACTTTGATGATAATGGTGTGTTAAGTAGTGAATTGATTCAACAAATGACAAAGATAAGCAATGCTAATGTAGCTAAAATGAGATTTCAAGGTCAAGGTTACAGAGACCACGTGCTTACAAATAATGAAAAGGAAAACTTAAAAACATTTATTGAGCTATATGGTTGCTATGAACATTAAAGAAATTTATTAAGCATATGGTAGTCTTCCTATTGCGAAATGAGTATAAATACATTTAAATTTTGAAGATCGGATTTGAAAACATGAGTTTTATTACAAATGAACAAATAATGGGTGCTTTAAGATTTGTTCGGACTAGTCACGAAAAAGTTAATGTTTTCGTTATTTCTCATATGGCCGGTGTAAAATTAGCAGAGGTTGATATGCTAATCAATGCACTTAAAGATAAGGGTTATATCAGGCAGGATAGCCGCGATGATTCTGGCGCATATGATCCTTTTTCATATTACTATACGGTACCTGCTAAACGACAAGAAATTGATAATCTTCTGGAAGAAGATAAACGAAAAAGTTTGTTGACTTTTAGTGAAATAGATTGTTTGACAGCCGACTTCGATGATAGAACGCTAATGTGTGTTAAATGTTTAGCAGTTTATAAACCCGGCTTAACCCATTGTAGAAACTGCCTAGGCGGGGTTTATCCTATAGATACCCGGATGCTTGATATCATTTATCATCTTAATAAGAAGGGTTATCAAACTACCAATTGTTGCAGCGGTCATAGTAATGGTGGCTTCAAAATCTATTTAATTATAGGTAATGTAAAGTTTGATGAGGCTTCGATTCCGAAAGGCTATACCATCGATTCCCGAAGAGATAATACTACTCTCA